GACGATCCTGATAGCTACATTGCAGAAGTGCCTAGTGCCACTTATCCCACGATCAATGCGCCAGAGCAGGCATCTTTCAGAATGGCAAGATTCATGCAAAGAGCCCAGTGTTGTTCCTTGAGAAGGGGACATTGCTGGTGTACGGAGATCATACAGGACATCTTACATCATACAGAAGTAATGTGGAGAAAACTCCCATTGCTGACACTGTAGCACAGGTGTGTTCTCAGCCCATTGCGTTCGGGCCACCAAAGAACATGTCCAACTACAAACCCAAGTATGATGAGTTGGTGAAGATCACAAACACATGTGAACTGCCTTGGGAGGCAGTGGCATGGGCCATGAAAGATTTTCACAACAAGATACGAGGTGCTCTGAGTGAGAAAGGAGATTTGAAAGCCAAGGTTTGCAAGATAGATGAAGACGTGAACCTGAGTGGACTAGATGGAGTTCGTGGTATTGATCCTATCAATGTCAATAGCAGCATGGGCTTCCCTTACAATGAGAGTAAGAGGAAGTACGTGCGAGTTAGTGACAGGGAAGTGCCAGGGATTTCAGTGGTACGCGAGGTGGATCAGATACATTGGGATAGAGTGAAGGAGATGGAAAACACTCTGTTGAGAGGAGAGAGAGTATATCCTGTCACCAAGGCACATTTGAAGGATGAGCCAAAGAAGATTGATTCAGAAAAGGTGAGAGTGTTCTACGGGACCCCATTCGCTTTTCTGCTTCTGGTGAGGAAATACTTCTTGACCATAGCAAAGTTCTACATGGACAATCCAAGCATTTTCGAGACGACAGTTGGGATGAATGTGTTTGGACCAGAGTGGAACACCATGGCGATGCAACTGACACAAGAGCAGACTGACAGGATCATTGGAGGAGATTTCAAGTCGTGGGATTCACTCATGGCTGGACAGATGATACTGTGTGGAGGCAAAGTGTTGATGTTGATAGCTGAGTGGAGTGGAAACTTCAGCAAAGATGACTGCACAATAATGCGTGGCATTTTGGGCGAGTTATCGAACCCTTTGATTGATTTCTTTGGGACAGTCATTGAGGTGTCAGGCAATAACACATCAGGACATTCACTGACAATCATTTTGAATGATTGTGTGCAAAAGCTGTACACTCGTGCAGCTTTTTACGGCATATACAAAGGCAATCCACCTGGACCCTTTCACAAGTATGTGCTGTTACGCACCAATGGAGATGACAACATTTCCACAGTGAAGAGTGGAGATGACACTTACAACCACACCTCATTGGAGGGGTGGTTTGCTGAGAGTGGCATTGTTTACACAATGGCTGACAAAGAAGCTGCGTCAGTACCATTTGTGAACTTGTCTGATGTGGACTACTTGAAGAGGAGATTCTTGTGGTCAGGAAAACACTTCAGGTACCATCCGGCACTGGCTAAAGAGTCAGTGTTCAAGATGTTACAGGTGGGAATACCAAGCAAGGTGCTGACCCCAGAGGAGGCATGTGCAACCAACATTAGTACAGCTTTGCAGGAGATGTACTATCATGGTGCGACAACGTTTCAGAAGTTCAGACTACAGATGGAAGAGGTAGTTGACATTCACAACTTGTGGCCGTGGTTCAAAGATGGTGTGTTGCGCACTTACAAGGAGTGTGAGAGGTTCGACTGTGAGCAGTTTAGTATGGTTCACAGAGGCCATACGGTGATGATTGCTTTTTAGAAGAACAAGACGGAAGCTACGTGAGCTATAAGCACACTCCTGTAATTCGATGGGAGCAAAACACAACAGAGTGGCCTGTACATGGATACCAGCCAATCACTATAATGCCATATAGTGTGCGGTTAGGCTTTGCAGGTCTTTGGAGTCTCCCCAGTGAGACACCCCTTTTTAGGGGAGTGTTCCAGCACAACAACGGCATAGATCTAGGTGTTCGTGATCCTGACGCCTTAGACGACAACAGTTGGATTCCTACAACATCAACAACAGAAGAGTCTGGCAACGTGACTAACAACGTTGCAATCGCGCAGAGTGTGGACAAACACCAGACGCTTAGTTTCAGAGATGGAGCTGCTCAGTGGATCAGCTCAATACCAAACATCTTTGACAGGACAAGGGATGTAGCTATGAGTGATGATGTAGCATTGAAGGACTTTTTTGAAAGGCCAGTGCTCATTGCATCATATCAGTGGGATCCTGCATCAGTTGTGAAGTTCTATCAGAAGATCAACCCATGGACTTTGTTCTTTGGGAATTCGAGGATCGTGAATAGAATCAACAATTTTCACCTAATGAGGTCGAAGCTCAAGGTGAAGATCGTCATTAACGGCAATAGTTTTTACTACGGTCGTATGATGGTTGATTACCAGATCAGCCCAGGAACAGACAATGTGTCGTTGGTGACCACAGGGACAACAACAGCACCATTGATCAGTGCATCACAGAGATTGCACATGTTCTTGGATCCAACAGAGTCACAAGGAGGCATCATGTGTATTCCTTACATCAGTGAGTACAACAACATGGTGATTCCTACATCAACATGGTCAACTCAGGGTGTGCTGACATTTAGAGAGGTCAATTCACTGAAACATGCAAATGGATCAGTGAACCCTGTGTCTATTTCAGTGTACGCCTGGGCTGAAGATGTCAAACTGTCCATTCCCACAAAGAACAATTGTGGTACACTTGTTGCGCAGGCAGGAGAGTATTCAGATTCTCCTGTGCAGAACATGATGAGCAGTGTGGCGGCAACGGCTGGCAAGTTGGTCATGGCGCCAATGATTGGCCCATACGCAAAAGCAACACAGATTGCTGCTGGGGCAGCAGGAAGTATTGCTAAGCTCATGGGCTATTCAAGACCAGTGCAGATTGAGAATCATACTGTTGTGAGGCGACAGTTGATTGGTCCTATGGCGAACACAGACAGAGGAGACACTTGCACCAAGCTGACAGTGGATAGTAAGCAGGAGCTTACTATTGACCCACGTGTCATGGGCATTGTGCCGGAAGATGAGTTGGCTGTGGCGTACATAGCATCAAAGGAGTCATTTTTGACAACTTTCACTTGGCTGATTTCAGACAGGATCAACACGAGATTGTTCAACATTCTCATCACTCCAATGGTTGGGCAAACTAATGGAGGATTTTTCCACACAACAGCTTGTGCTTTTGCGGCTTTGCCGTTCAAGTATTGGCGTGGGACGATGATCTATCGGTTTCAGATAGTGGCGTCTGCCTATCATAGGGGGCGCTTACTGTTTGTCTACGAGCCCAAACAACAGACTGGATCACCTGAAACACAGACACAGTACTCTCGTATTGTGGATCTGACGGATGAGAGAGATTTCACAATGGAGGTTGGCTGGGCCAATGAGAGGACATTTCAGAATGTTGGATTGTACACAGACATGAGCATAGTGTACGGTACAACCACACAGGTCATTGGTGGTGGTACGACAGACAACGGAGTGTTGACTGTCTTTGTGCTCAATGACTTGACTTCACCATCGGACGTAGTGAACAATGATATTCGTATCAATGTTTTTGTGCGTGCCAAAGAGGATTTTGAAGTGGCTGTTCCAGGCAATGCTCATGAGCAAGTTGTCTATCAGACTACCCTTGTGCCTCAGTCTGGTGAACTACCTCAGGAGACGGACGACAGTAACTCACCAGTGATGATGGAGGTGAAAGAGTGTGTGGCTAAATGCCTTGAGTCTGATAGCACATATGATGTGTATTTTGGCGAAAAGGTGTCTAGCATGAGACAGATGCTGAAGAGGTACAACTACTTCACAACATATCTCATGGGGACTACGGCAGTGTCGACGAAGAGAGTGGTTGATTACGATTTCCCAGTCTATGGTGGAGCATCTACTTCAGCCAGGCACACAAACGTAACCAATCCGGTGAACAATGTGACGACAACCATGCTGAACTACCTGGCACCCGCTTATGTGGGTTATCGAGGTGGGATTCGCTACAAGCTTATTGCTCAATCTGAGGGGAGCAATAGTGGTGGACGGCTGATTGTAGTCAGAAACACGAGTGATACAGGGAGTTACGGAAACGTCATAACATCAGTGGACACCACTACAAGTGGTACGTTTGCAGATACAATGGCGTTGAAGGTTTCAATGGCTCCAGGTGGAGAGGCGACAGATTTGCAGGTTTCGCCTGTGCTGGAGATTGAACTGCCGTACTATGCCAATAGGCGTTTTACGTGGACAAGGCAGATAGTTGGGGACTTCGTGTCCACAGCCTATCAGTTCCTGACGCATACAATCATTATGCGGGGGCCTTCCACTACGAACTACATTGACAAGTACGTCGCAGTAGCTGAGGATTTTCAGCTGCTGTTGTTTCAAGGCCAACCACCATTTGTGACCAGAAGCATTACCCCTGTGTAAGGGATGCTAACCGTGTAGCAACGGTATATAAACATGCGACTGTGGATTGCAGTATAAAAGCCAGCACACAACCATGTACATAGGTTGTATAAACATACATGTACAGAAACCCAGTGGTCGGGCACTGGTGGGGCTGAATAGCAGTCCTTCTCCCGGAAATAGAGATGAAACTCAATGTGGTTTTTTCATCCCGGTTTCCGGGAGAATTTTTTACACAAAGAGCCGAATCTTATATTTTCCGGGAGAGAACACTGTAAATACACAGTTTTATCCCGTAATGCC